TTATCTTGTCTTTTATCTTGATTACTTTCCTCCCATAATAACTTAAACGCATCCTGTACCCCATCTTTTTCCGTAGTTAATTTTTCTACTGTTGTAGTATATAAAGCCTTCCCAATAATTTTACCCTCATCATCTAACAAACAATAACGCACAACCTCATGTCTATCATAAACATTTACTTCTGTGGTTTTACCACACTCGTCTGCCACATATCTATGTAATTTTTGTCCATCATAAGCTACTGTATCTGCTGATTGATGGTCAATAATTGATCCTAATTCATCTTTGTCAACACTATCTTCTGCTTTTTTACCTCTTACGTTTGTCTTTTGGAATCTCATCTCTGTTTTAGGATTAACACCCAAAGACATATCATATTCTGGTCTAAAAAACTTTGGCAATCTTCTGAAAGGATTAACAACTGTCTTAGCAAAGAATTTTTTGGCATCCGAACCTGTTTTAGATTGAATACCGCCGTTTGTCATCTTAGTCCTAGTAATGTATTCAGAAACAAATAATCCAGCTACAAATGATTTACCAAAACGTCTTTTAGTTACTTCAAGCATCCCCATACATAATGGATCTTGAATACAATAGTCCATAAAATAGAACTTTTCCAAATCCGGAATACGAAACTTAGGATAACCAATATCAATAGGCCACCATTGTAAATATAAATAATGCAATCCTGTCAAATATGTGGGAGTACCATTGTTCATGTACCAAAATCCATTTAACCTTCTATCCCACTCTTGTTTCTTATATTCTTCTAGTCTTTCATCATAAAATTCAACCTCGTCATCTTTTTTCTTTTTATCAAATTCATCCCACTTCTTCATTGTATCTTGATACCAATCTGGCATAGGTATTCTTTTCCAAAATTGCTCACATTCAATTTCAGACCTTTTATATATGCCCCTAAATTCTACTTGTTTTGTAATTATATTGTATACATAACCTTCAGGAGGCAAATTACACTTTAGCCCTTGAATGTCTATAACATTCCCGCCTTCAATTTTTTCGTACATAATTAATATCTTTTACCAGCTAATTCGCCTACCGCGTCGGCCATGTTTTCTGGAGAAAATGGCTTTCTATTAACCTGAACTATTTCTTTTTTATCGTTTGTTTCTTGATTAATACCGGCTAATACTTCTAAAGCTTTAATTGAAGCTGAAATCGTTCCAGCATCTACCCATATCTTTTGTAGTCTTTCAAATGTCTTAATTTTAGGATCGTCAATATCAATTGCAGTAAGACTTGTTTTATTTAACAATTCAGCCATTTCATTAGCTTTCCTATTAAGTGCATGATAAAGCTTACCTATCCCATCTTGCTGATAATAAGCATTTTTTCCTTCTAAATAAGCTATTTGCTTTTCTAAATCCTTAATTTTGGTTTCTAATTCTGCTGACATTAATTTAATTTTTTAGCATCTGAAATATTATAACCAATCAATAAATCACCCTTTACTACCTTCTCAGTCAGTTCATGTTCAACTGAAATTATTTCGTTTCTATCATTGCCTTCCGGATAATATCTTAATCTTATAATCCTACCTTCAGTTCCGTCATCATTTTGATATATAATTTCATAATCACTTGATATTACAGTGCCTACAACATTTCCGGTTAATTCACCGCTAGTAACATAAATCTTATTTTTAACTAAAGTAGGTTCAACTCCTTGTAGGAATCCAGTGTATGGTTCAAATACCCTTAGACCAGTAATAAAATTATTTAAAGGGTTCCATGTAGAACCTTTTTCGTTTCTCCACATAAAACATTCTTCAATAGGTATTGAGAAATATTGCATATCTGAAGATGCTTCAGCTGTTGGTTTTTGATAATTAAAAATTTTATAAGTATCATGAGTAGCATTATGATGAATTAAAATTTCAGAACCAGCAGGTATATCCGTAGCATCAACTACTTCAGCATTAACAGGCTTAACATAACGCATGTTAAAATTATCATATACTCTTTCTAATTTTATCTTTGTACCATCCTTAAATGTATGGCTGTTTTTACTTTCTAAATCAACCTTAATGATTACTCTATTACTTGGAGCTTTCAATTTCATAATTAATTAATTTAATTAAAATTACACGATTTTTTATATCTACCAAAATTTATTATATTTGTATTGCCCAAAAAAAAATTTATAACAAAAAAAACAATTAAAAAATGGCAAATCATTTATCAGTTTATGTTTATCGTAGAAACCAATACGATTTAACGAACCCTAACGGCACCCCTGCAACTAGCGGTGTGTTATTCTCATTACCTACTGTTGATTTACAGGTACAACCAACAACTGTAGTAGCAAATGGCGTACAAATGAATTCATTGATTCTTATGTACCCAAGCGGTCTTAACCAACCAGCTGAAAAGTTGTATACCAATCAAACTGTTGCTCAATTAATTGCAGCTATTAACGGAAGTGGTATTGCAACTACAACTACAACTACAGCGGCTCCTACTACAACTACAACAACAGCAGCTTAATTAAAAAAAATTTAAAAACAATCAAAAATATTAAAAAATGGCAAGTATAGTATCAATTACAGCATATCAAAGAAACCAATATGCTTTATTAAACCCTAATGGAACTCCTGCAACTTCAGGTATTGCTTACGGATTCCCAGTAAACACAATTATGGCTTACCCAGCTCCTTCAGGAACTGTAGCAAATGGAGTAACTATGAACTCAATAGTTGAAGTAGCTCCTACTGGCTTAAATCAAGTACCAGTATTGTTTTACACAACTTCTACTGTAGCGCAAGTTAATACAGCCGCAAACGCTTAGTCTTAAAAAAACGTAAATTAGCCCCTTTTTAACGAGGGGCTTTTTTATTTTCTTTATGTACTGTTTTTAGGTTTTTATATATCCTTTTAGCATCCTCTAATGTTTTACCAGCACCTGATGCCATAAACACAGATAATCTTCTTAATTTTTTAGCTGCTTTATTATTCATAATTTAATTTTATCTTCCTTGACCGCGATATTGCTTGGGTTTTGGAGAATGTTTGTTATACGATTTCTTTGCACTGCCTTTTTTTCTACTACCAAATGTTACCTTTCTTGAATCTGTTTTAACTTTTGCCATTTTATGTGTTATTTAGGATTAATTGGTACGAATATAAGCCATTTTCTAAATAATTTTTATTTAGGGTATGCCTACCAAACTTTTCTTTCCTAAAATCACGCAAACCTGCCGATACTGATGCTTCAGGTATATGAGTGATGGCTGAAATTTCACTAAGGGTTCTAAACCTTTGATCTTGCATAAGTTCCTTTAATTTAAAATGATTCTTAGCTAATCTTTTACCATCTCTTTCATGAACATAATCAGTTCCGTCAAATACTAATTCTTGTTGCATATTATTGGGTTTTAAAATACTTTAAATCTATGTCCCCACCGTCCATTTTATTTGGATAGATGAGTATGTCTTTATCGTAAAAGTTCCGCACCATACCATTGTGGTAAAATACGACTTTCCAAACGGTATTGACTTCTGTTCCGTAGTCAATCCATGCGATTGCTTTTCCGCGTCCAAGTGGTGTTTCAACTTCTATAGGGTTTATTAATTCGTGAATATACATTATGCATTATTTTCGTCTTGTTTTGCTGATAAAAGTTGTAAAGATGTAACTCTAGCATGCAACTGCGCAATCACTTCTTTTGTTTTATCGTTATTGTAAGTCTTTGCTTCTGGCTTACCTTCCATGTAAATCATTGTACCTTTTTTTAAGTAATTAGATACATTTAATTTGTCTGTCCAATAAGCACATGAAACCCATGTAGTCTTATCTACATCTTCACCTTGTTGGTTTTTAAACTTTTCGCTGTAAGCCATTGAAAAATTAATCACTGTTTTACCATTCACTGTGTTAACTACTGCATCTTGTCCTAATCTTCCGATTACGCTAATTCTGATCATTGTGTTTGTTTTTTATTATTAAAATATTACTTCTCCACCTTCTTCATCTTTATATGGAAGCCATGATTGATTAGCTTCTTTTCTTTTCCAAAAATCAAGTCCTTTTTTATTCAACATTTCTTGTATAAAATCCCTTCCCTCAATAAAAAATCTTCTTCTATCCCAAATATACTCAACCATAACAAACCCTTTTCTACCAACACTTTTCTTTTTAATTTTCTTAGAATGAAATTCTGCCACCGGACTACTTGGATCTGTCTGCGCAAATGGTCTATGGTAAACTGTAATGTTATCCATTTTATTGTTCCACATAGCCCCATCATTCACATCAAATACATCTGGACATTTGTAGTTTCCACCCCTATCTCTTTCCATTAATTTTGGATGCGCAATAACCCAAAAATACACATCATTCTTTTTCGCAAATCTTGAAAAATCAGCCAATAATGTTTCCAAATACTTATCAGTTCTTCCACCAAAACCTTTGTAATCATTGGTCATTTGGTTAAATGGATCTATACAACAAAAATCAACCTTCTCTTGCACAATCAATTCCAAAAACTTTTCTTTGATATATTGGGGTGTAGGCGAAAGCATCTCTGCACTAATATAAAAAATATGCTTTGAAATATAATCATAGGCTGCCTCGTAAATATCATTAGCCGGTCTATTTGGGTTAAACGGAGTACACTCACATCCCAAAAGCATCTCAACATAGTCATGAAAATATTCTTCCGCTGGTGTATCTTCCGGAGAAAATGTAGCAATCTTTTCTCCATACATGATGATTCTACTTAGCAATTGGGATTTTTGCCAAGCTGTTTTACCGTAGTTACCAATACCAGTAAGTAATGTAATTTCGCCTCTTTTTGGCTTAAAAATATAATCAAGCTCTGGAACACCAACCCCCATAACCTTGTCAAATCCATTTTGATTGATAAGCAAAGCTTTATCCTTTACATCAATTCCATATACCACATCTTCAACCCTGTAGTTATCGCCTTTTTCATCTACAAATTCCTTCTTAACATCAATTTCAAAATTCGTAGTCTTATTGACCAACTTTTCCTTTTGTATAATAGCCGAACCAGCAATAGCCCTATTTGCCCTATATCCGCTCTTTACAGCGCTTCTCATCTCCGACATAGTAAAGTCGTTACTCACTAAATATTCGGCTGAAATGAGGCTTAAAGCGGCCTCCTCGTTGATTCCAAACCTACAACATGCAGATGCCAACTTAAAAATGTAAGTATTTCGCTCTCCAGTGACAAAAGCATCGTTTTTATTGGTTAGCCATTTTAGAATTCTACGAAAGTTTTCAGAATCGTCAATTGTTTCAATTTCGTTGACTACAACCTTTTCTATTTTTTTTGCTTTGGTAAAAACCGCAGCCTTGTCGTTGATGTAAATATCGGGATCAAAACTTTCGTAACAAACCCTGCTAACATTAATTCCGCTTCGGTCAACTTCTGGGAAAACCTCTTGTAATGATTGAAAATGCTCTCTATGCTTTTTGCCATCCGCTATTTTAACCAAAGCTTTTAACCCATTACCTGAAGGACTAACCCAACAGGCATACACAAAATCCTTTTGAATGATTTCAGTCTGTTTATCCCTTAAATCAGAAATATCATCAAAATCTAAAACTATAAATCCGCTATGCGCAACCAATTGCTCATCCTTCCTATCTGCTCCAAACTTACCGCTAAAGCAAATTGAAGGTAAATTGAGCTTTAGCTTATTAGCCTTTTCCTTATCCAAAGCCAACCTAATGTCTAAAACCAAAGCTTTACTTGCACCTAGCTTAATCCTTTCAAGTGCTTTGTCAACGGTTATGAAATGTGGTTCCTTGCTAAAAATGTTTTTAAAAATAGTAGCTATCATCGTATTAATTTAAAGTTTTTCCTAATTCTTGTTGGCGTTTCTTGTACGCCTCAAAGTCATCGTTTTTATAAATTTGTTGTTTTGGTATTTCTCCCGAACCTATAAGCTCATCATTCCAAGATTTGTTGTTTAAAAATGTTTGTGGATCTTTTCTAAACTTTTTATCAGGCTGGCAAATCTTGTAATTTGGAATATATCTCATAATTTCTGTTCTTTCAGAGTCAGACAACTTATTCCATTTTTCAGTTAGCTTTCCTTTTTCACCTGTTTTCTTGTCATACAAATCCCAAAAAGAATCAAACGAAATGTTTATTTCCTTTATTTCCTTTCCTTTTATTTCCTTTCCTTTCCTTTCCTTTTTAGCATTGCTATCGGATAGCGTTTGCATTGCGTTCGCATTATTCCATCTATAACTTGCTGATTTTCTTGCACTTTCGCTTTTTATATTCCTCTGATCAAGTCTTTCTTGTACCGAATTACTACCAAAAAAATCACCATCAAAAACGAATAAATCAAAGTCATTTACTACGGATGCAACAACATCGCTATCCGTTCTTAAATCATACGCAATGCCATCGTAATCCGTTTGCAATGCGTTCGCATTATTATATAAATCCTCTACTATTGACCAAAATATACCATAGCCTATCATGCCATGCTTTCTTATTAGTCTTTTTATCTTCTCATCATTGCGCGCATTGTAATCATGCGAGAAGTAGAATGTATCTTTTGGCATTTTTTTTATCTTAATCGTTTATAAAATCGGTTTTCAACGCCTCGTTAATACGAGATATTTCTGCATCAGTAAATAATAATTTACCCTGCATCTTTCGTGATAATTCCGATTCTGGTATCTTTGCATTTAATGACAGCCACCTTTGTGTACGGCCATCTAAAGCTTCTTTTATTCTTTCGTGAAGCCTTAATTCAGTTTTGATTTCCATAAATTTGTTTTGATTATTGGATGACAAAAATAGTGTTATTTTTTAAATACCCAAATTTTTTTAACTTTTTTTTAAATTTATTTTGTGGTTTAATTAAATTAATTATCTTTGCCCTACCAAAAATAATAACCTATGAAAACTGCAATGAAAGAATTAATTGAGCATTATAGTTCTATGGAACTAAATGAATTTAAAATATGGTTTCTTAACAATGCTAAAAATCTATATGAAAAAGAAAAACAACAAATTATAGATGCAAGAAACAGTAAAGATGTAGAAGCAGTAGAAGCGTGGGAATTTATGAAAGATATATTGGCAACAAATAAAAGTAATAAAAAAAATAATTATGGGAGGAGTGCTGAAGAATATTATAAGCAAACTTATAACCAAGATAGTTTATTAATAAGTGAAATTAAAATGTCTGAAGAAGAAATAAGAGATTGGCATATGATACAAAGTTTAAAAGAGAAGTATGGAGAATAGGGATTTGATTTATGAAATGGCTAAGAGATTAGATATGGTAATTGAAGTAACAAAAAAAGGTGAATACATAGGTAAATTTAGGTTCATAAATGATAAACTACATAAACTAAAAGAAGATGAGAAATTCAACAATAATAGTGAAGAAGAAAAGATGCGTTAGTTGCGGGAATATTGATTATCATTTTTCTAAAAAGATGTGCAAGCAATGTGCTACAGTAGTTTCTACGCAAAAAAGAATGGAAGAGTTTGAAGATGATTCAGAAAGTTTTCAGAATTTAGTTTCAGATCTTGATCATGTATTTAGCCAGTATTTAAGAAATAAATATGCAGATAAAACAGGTATGGTAGAATGTTATACTTGTGGTAAGAAACATACTATAGCAGAAATACAATGCGGTCATTTTATGGGTAGATCAAATCTTGGAACTAGATGGATGGATGAAAACTGCAGACCTCAATGTATGGAGTGTAACTATTTCAAAACTGGTAATATTGAAGAATTTGAATATAAATTACATAAAGAAAATGGGGCATTAGTTGAATACCTTAGAGAAATAGCAAGACAAGCAGTAAGACCAACAAGAGATGAGCTTAAATCTTTGATCCTAGAATACAGGGCAAAGCTTAACTTAGTAAAAAAGAAATTTATTTAATTTTACAGAAGTAATTGTAGATTGGTGGTTTTAAGCAAATATACCCTCCTGTATTTCTATACTGGGAGGGTTTTTAATTAAATTAATTTTGGTTATTATATTTAATTAAATTAATTTTACAAAAAAATATATAAAATGGCAAGAAAAATAGATCCAGAATCAGTTTCAAGTAAGGTGGCTGATTTGACATTAGGAGAAAGTATTAGATTAGATAACCCATACACATCAGTTATGGTTATGGTTTCAAATCTTAAAAAGAAAAAAGGACATGAAAGTAAAATGTTTAAAATTAAATTTATTGATGAAAAAACAATTGTAACAAGATCAAAATAAGTATTATGCACATCCAAACCGTTAACTACACTAGAACATTTAATTTAGGCAATTACTCGTCTGAAAAAATTGGCGTTGAATTTTCTCTTAATCAAGGTGAGTCTGCAAACAAAGCTCTTGATATTGCAAGAGAGTTGGTAGAAGAGTATCACAAACAAAATGTAGAAAGATTAAAAAGCTTAGGGTATTATCATGATGAAGTTATTGAAGTAATTCCTACTCAGTCAAAACAAACATTAGCCGAAAAGACAAAATCATTTATTGATTCTTGCAAAACAAAAGAGGAATTAAAAGCTTGGGAGTTAATGAGTAAAAGCAATCCTGAACTATTAGAACATTATAACAAAAAACTAAACACACTTTAATGAACTGGAACGAAACACTAATCAGAGCAAGCTCTGTCGGTTATTTAATGACCGAACCTGTAACTAAAGCTGACAAAGAAGCTGGATTGCTTTCTAAAACTGCACAAAAACATTTACTTGAAGTTTATGTTGCCGAAAAGTATGGCAGAAAAAAAGACATTAGCACATGCGTAAGGGGAATGAAGTTGAAGATGAAGCGATTAAATTTTTATGCAATTACAAATGGTTGGATGAAAATAAATATGAAAAAAACACAGAAAGATATTCAAATGATTTTATAGCTGGCACCCCGGATGTAATTGCTGTTGATGCTGATGGTATTGATATATATGATGTAAAGTCAAGTTATGATTTATGGACTTTTACAGGAAATATACTTGATAAAATTGATAATTTATATTACTGGCAAATGCAATCTTATATGTGGCTAACCGGAGCAAAAAGGGCATATGTTGTTTTTTGTTTATTAGATACTCCGTTTGGAATTATTGAGCAAGAAAAAAAATCATTGCTTTATAAGATGAATGTAATTTCAGAAGAAAGCCCAGAATATGTAAAAGAAGCATTGAAACTTGAATTTAATATGACATTTGCAGACATTCCTGCTAATGAAAGAATATTGTTTTTCTCTATTGAGAGAAGTGAAGATGATATTTTACGCATACAACACAAAGTAGAAAAAGCAAGAGAATATTTACATACAATCCAAGAATTACATACAAACTTTAATAAATGAGTGCTAATATCATAAGTGCTATCCAAAATCTAAAAATGGCGCAAGAGCAATTTGAGGATTTTTGTAGACAATTTCCTGATACTAAAGGTGAAAAATTATTTAAGGTTTATGTAGGTAAAATTAATTGGATGTTTAATGATATTGTAACTCATCCATTTTTAACTGATCAAGTAAGATCTGGCATAAAAAAAGAAATAAATAGTGATATATTTGCTATACCTGCCATCCAAGAAAAAATTGCATTGTTAAATCCAGAACAAAGAGAGATGATTGAGGCAACTTTAGATGCAATGATTGATGGAGAGGAAGTAAAAATAGTAGATATAAAACATTTAAATGATGGAGGTTAGTGTTGTATATGAAGTAGCTGAAATAGTTTGTGATGCATGTTTAAATTATCATGTAGCAGTTATAGAAACTGATATGATTAAATGGTTTGATGAAAGTATTGAAGTAAGATATTTAGAAGAAATACAATGTCCGCATTGTGAAAAAATGACAAAAATAAAAAGATAATTATGGCAAAGAAAAAAACAGAAATTCCAAAAGAAATACAAGTTTATACAGAAGGATGTGATTTTTGTATGCAATTTGATTATGATGAACCTCATGTAGTAGGCGCAAGTCCTGATGGTGATGGTGGATTAGAAATAGTATTAAAAGCATACCAAGATGCTGGCATTACTTTCGTATGCCCAAATACTGGTAAAAAACTTAGATTGTTTTCACGACCATTATCGGATGCGGGTAGAAAAATATTAGAAGATCAAACACCACAAGAAAAATAACATAAAATAATTTATATTTTACTTTAAACCATAAAAGTAAATTATGATTTTTTATGTGCGTTAGCAAACTTACGAGCTGCTTCAACACTACCAAATCCCCAAGCTTTAAGTGCTAATGCCTTACGAGTAGGTTCGCCATTTGGTTTTTTCATAGCACCCGTTATACCAGAAAAACGAGCTGCAAACGAAACCCTACGAGGGTTAGTACCTTCTTTAACAGGAGCTTTTAAATTGCCGCCTGTTTCTGCATTGTAAGATGCACGACCTTTGGCATTTAAGCCACCTTCAGGGTTTTTACCCTCTTTTCTTTGCCAAGCTCCAGACATAAGTTACTTTTTTTCTTGTGCTTTAATCTTTTTTTCTTGTTTTAACATTTCAGGTGTTGGTTTTTTACCAGAACCAGCAGCTGCACGAATGTTATCCCATAAACCTCTGCGAGAATAAGAGCCATCTGCTCTTTTCATCATTTTTAATTTACTTTTCATACGCTAATTTACAACTTTATTTTTATTTTCAGACTTCCAAATAGCTAAATCTATTCCAGTTAATCCTTTAGGAGGTTCCGCTTTGCCATTTTGGGGCTTTATTTCGGTCTTTTGTGCTTTTTTTGGATATTCTATCGGCTTAATTGGTAAAACCTCCTCTACGGGCTTTATTTTGCCATAATTATCCATTAAATAATTCACTACTTGCTGAACAGATGTCAAATTTTGCTCTTTTTGAATCATATCCAACTTATATAAGTCAAATCTAACTCCAATTGGTTTACTTTTTGCCATAATTTTAATTGTAGCTACAAAGTTAAGTTAATTATTCCAAATGTAGCTACAAAATATGGCTTATTTTACCTCAATGTAGCTACAAATCCCCCCCCACCAAGCAAAGAACAAAAAGAAAGCAACCCACCACCACAACCAACCGCGAAGGAATTGCAAGAACCAACCAAC